AGGGGGTTGCAAGCGATTGAATTACGTGTAAACTGTCCAACCTTAGACAATAATTAAACAGGAGAAGCAAGTGTCAGAAGACTTAGTACCGCTAGACAAACTAGCAAAAATCTACCGCAAACTGCGTAGTAAGATTGCCGACCTGACCCAAGAGTACGACACGCAAGTCGAAGTGCTCAAGGCGCAACAGGACGAGATCAAGAACGCAATGAAAGACCAGATGAAGGCGATTGGCGTCACATCTGTACGCACTACCGAGGGCACTGTCGTGCTGTCTGTTAAGACGCGTTACTCCACACAGGACTGGGATGAATTTAAGAAGTTCGTCATAGCCCACGAAGCCATCGAGCTTTTGGAGAAGCGCATTGCGCAGACCAACATGAAGCAGTTCTTGGAAGAAAACCCCGGGGTCGTACCGCCCGGACTCAACTCAGCCTCTGAGTACGATATCTCTGTACGCAAACCAACTTAAACGGAAATTAAAATGAGCAATATTGCAATGTTCAATCCCTCAAACGTGCCAGCTTTCGCTAAGAACGCGGCACTGTCTGCAACTACTTTGGCCTTAGCCGGTGGCGTACCCACTGGTGGTGGCATGAAGCGCGTCTCCATCAAGGGTGGCGTGTTCCGCTTGCTCTCAGGCGGCAAGGAAGTGGCATCCATCGAAGACCGCCACTTGGATGTGATCGTGGTCAAAGCTGCCCCCAAGGTCAGCCGTATCTTCTACGCAGGTTCTTACGACAAGGACGCGGCGGCGGCTCCCCCTGACTGCACCTCTGGTGATGGTGACAAGCCTGATGCAGGCGTGAGAAACCCACAGGCTTCTAGCTGTGCCGCTTGCCCACAGAACATTGCTGGGTCAGGCAATGGTAATAGCCGTGCCTGCCGTTATCAACAGCGCTTGGCCGTGGTCTTGGCTAACAACCCTGAAGGCGATGTACTGCAGGTAACCCTGCCTGCTACGTCCATCTTCGGCAAAGAAGAAGGTGACAAGCGTCCACTGCAGGCATACGCCCGTGCTATGGCGTCTCAGACTCCTCCTGTTAACTTGGACTCCATCGTGACCCGTATGAAGTTTGACACCAAGGCAGAGTCACCCAAGCTGATCTTCGCACCTGTGCGTTGGTTGACTGATGACGAGTACGAGATTGTGCAGACACAAAGCACGTCCAAGGATGCTGAGAAGGCCGTAGCCTCTACCCCTGCCGCTGTGGATGGCGTTACTGCCCCTGCTCCGTTGGCTATCGAAGGCAAACGTCCTATGGGCAAGATGATGGACGAAGACGAGGCCGAAGCCATGGCTGAAGTCAAAGCCGCCAAGCCCAAGAAAGCTAAAGCCGTCGAGGTAGAAGCTGAAGAGGAACCCGAAGTTCGCAAAGCTCCTGCCAAGGTGGAAGCCGCCCCAGCTAAGAAGAACAAGCTGGCCGACATCGTTGCTGATTGGGACGATGAGTAATTAAATCGGGGGGAACGTCGTGCAACATGCTTGCGGACGAGCGGCTAGTACCCCCACCTAAAACACATGGCTTACTCACAAAAAATCATTGACGAAGTAGCAAAGACTCCCAAGTCTCTGGGCAACCAGCTTGGGCGTTGGGCGATCCATCTTGACTTTCCGGTCACGAAGATTGCATATGCGCTTGGCGTCTCTCGACAGACTGTTTACAACTGGTTCACTGGCACTGAGGTGTTCGTGGCCTATCGTAACCGCGTCGAATTCTTAACTCACATAATGAAGACCTCACGCACAGCAGATGAGGCATGGAGAAAAATATGTACGGAATACAACCTCGATCCCTCACCACGCAAGAACTGATTCGCTTTAGCGCTGAACTGATGGAACTTGATACAGGTCTGCCCAAGGAGTGGCAGCTAGAAGTTCTTCGACGCTTAACTGTGATGGCCCCACCTGACGGGTCACCAACTAAAGACGCACGCCAACTCGAACTCTTCTGACCGCAAGGACTTAAATGACTCCGCTTGAGTTTTTAGCGGTTGTTTTGCCGCCGCCAGAATTTGGTCGGTATTGCGTGGCAGAACTAACTAGGACGAAAGAGCACGTCTTTGTTGACTCGCTCGATCAGACAACAGCGCCAATCAAAGGTTGGCACGACAGTAAGTTAGATGTTTACTTTGCCTTGGCTACCTTTGGCAAGGAAGACAACCGACAAGCTGTAAACGCAAGGTATGTGAAGTCCCTGTTCATTGACATGGATGGATACGCATCGAAGAAAGATGCCGCCCTTGCGCTCAATGCGTTCTTGGAAAAGACTGGCTTAGATGCTTTGGGTACGCCCTACGTGGTGGGTTCTGGTGGTGGGTTGCACTGCTACTGGCCGCTACTTACTGCCGTTCCTATTGACTCTTGGAAGCCTGTTGCCGAGAACTTTAAACGCCTGTGCAAACAGGAGAACATGGCGATCGACATGACTGTGACGGCAGATGCCGCCCGAGTCTTGCGTGTGCCTGATACAACCAACTTCAAGAAGAAGTACGCAACGCCGCGCCCTGTGCGCATACTGACTGAAGGCGATGTGTTCAGCTTCGAGGGGCTGGCCACTCTCATCCGAGAGAAACTGACAAGCTCAGTCTATGAGCCTGTGGCTGCACCATCCCTAGACTTGCCCGGCCAGCGCCCAGCCAAGGCAACGCCAACGGCTACGACACTCAAGCTGTACGAGAACAGCATCACCAAGTTCAAACCTATCTGGCTTGCGACTCAGCAGGGTCGTGGCTGTGGACAATTGGCGCACTACGTTGAGCATGCGACAGAAGACGGCATGGAGCCGATCTGGAGAGGCTTGTTGTCATGGGCTAAGGTCTGCGAGGATGGCAACAGGGCGGCGATCTGGTTAAGTCAGATGCACCCCTACGAGCCTGAGCGCATGAACCAGAAGCTGCAAAGCATCAAAGGCCCATACCCCTGCGTCAAGATGGACTCAGAGAATCCCGGAGTGTGCCCTACATGCCCACACTGGGGCAAGATAACCAACCCCCTGATCTTGGGGCGTGAGTTGTCTGTTGAAGTGGAAGAGAAAGAGATCGAGGTAAAGCTACCAAGCGACAGCACAGTTACTGCGAAAGAAGTCATCAAGGTCATGCGCCCAACACCGCCACGGGGTTACGCCTACGGCACGAACGGCGGTGTGTTCATGGAGCGCACAGTAGAAGATGACGAGGGCGTTAAGTCCAAGAAGCAAGTGATGCTGTTGCCTTACGAGTTGTTTGTTGTGGACATCCTCAACAGCAATAACGACCACACTGTGCACATGATTGCGCTCAGACCTGAAGGGGCACTGAATGTGACCATGCCGCAGAAGGCGGTGGTCAGCAAAGACGAGACAGTCAAAGCACTGGCTAGTCAAAACATCGTGGCCTCTTTTGGCCACAACAACGACAAAAACCTATTTGAATATGTGAGGGCATGCGTGGAAGAATCTAGCACTAACAAAACACCAATCAAAGTTCCTGATAGCTATGGTTGGCAACCTGACAACTCGTATGTATTTGCGGGTCGTATCTTTACTAAGGGTAAACCCCCTGTCAAAGTCCCAATGCCGGGCTTGGAGAACATTACCAAGAATACAGAACCGCGTGGCACTATGGAGCAGTGGCGCATCTTCATCGAGATGATGATTGCCAAGAAGATGTGGGATCACCTTGCCGTTTTGCTTGCGGGTGCTGGCGCACCTTTCATGCGCTTCACGGGCATCTACGGCATGACGTACCACTGTGCCAGTACCGAATCTGGTACGGGTAAGACGCTTGCTCTGGAAGCTGCAGCATCGGTCTGGGGGCACCCAACCCACTACCGCACAGGCAAGAGCACATCTCCTGTAGCTATGCAACAGCGCTTGGGTCTGCTCAACAGCCACCCGCTGATTACTGACGAGATCACATCCAAGAACCGAGATGACTTTGAGTGGTTGCCTGAGTTCCTGTTGGATATGACCGAGGGTCGTGGCAAGGAGCGTATGGAGTCTGGCTCCAACAAAGAGCGCTTGAACTTATCGACATGGATGACCAACGCCTTGATGTCATCTAACACCCACATCGTGGACTACCTGACTGGTGGGCGTACCCATTCATCTGAGGGTGAACTGCGCCGCTTGCTTGAGTTTGTGCTTGAGGACGAGTTGTCTTGGGAGCCACACGAGATTGAGATCATCAAGTCCCTGCAAGCCAACTACGCAGTAGCGGGCTACGCCTTGTCTCAGTACCTTGCCGACAATGTGGATCAGTTCCCTAAGATGGTGG